ATAGGTGGACAAAATTATACGCTGAAACATTTGAACGAAAGAGTTAATATCTACAATGAAGAAAATTTTAAATATGAAGTTATAAAAGTAAATCTACGAGCAAATTAAAATATGGAAGAAGAGTTTTTAGCAACGCTAAAGTTAATAACTGGGGAAGAACTTATTTCTAAAGTTTGTTACATGCCAGATGAAGACAGTTTTATTTTAGAAAATCCTCTAGAAGTTACACACATAGATCAGCAAAAAAAGAATGTTAGAATCAACGGATTCTCTTTATCGGAATGGATTCATTCAACTTTTGATCACATGTTTATTTTACCAAAACAACATATCGTTACTATGACAGAAGTTGAAGATTCAAGAATTGAAAAATTTTATAATGAATCAGTTGAAAAACATATTACTCAGTTAACTTCATTCAAAGAAGCTTTTGAATCAAAAAAGTTTTCGCGTACTATGGGACATCTAGGATCAGTTAAAGAAACTAAAGATTACCTAGAACAAATATTTAAAAGAAGTTAAAAGCTCAATATCGCTTGAACCCTTGACAGAGTTATTGTACTAAGTTTTTGAGGTTTTGTCAAGAGTTGACAGAATTGTGTTTGTAAACTAAAATAGTATCAACGAGAAAGCATAACCATTTTGATGAAAAAGAAGACTGAATACTACGTCAATAATAAAGAATTCTTGGAAGCAATCTCGGTATACCGTAACAAGGTGATCGCAGCAAAGAATGCAGGTAAACCACGACCTCGTGTGACTAATTATCTGGGTGAGTGTTTCTTAAAGATTGCCACACACTTATCATACAAACCTAACTTTGTCAATTACATGTTTAGGGAAGATATGATCTGCGACGGTATTGAAAATTGTTTACAGTATATTGACAATTTTGATCCAGAAAAATCTTCCAACCCATTTGCTTATTTCACACAGATTATTTACTACGCATTTCTTCGTCGTATTCAAAAAGAAAAGAAACAAATGGAAATTAAAAATAAAATTTTAGAAAGATCTGGATATGATGAAGTTATGCATACCGATGTCCATGAAGGTTCTATGCAAGGAATGAATATATCTATGTCTGATCTTGGAAGTATTAAAGAAAATATTGAAATTAGAATGAACAGATGAGTGATTATGAATGGATTGATAATATTTTCCGAGTCCAACAGAAATCATTTGGAACTTGGTCTAGCTACAGTAAAGATGGTGCGGGAATCCTCACCGCCCTTAGTAAGGAACACCTTATCTCTGCAACCCGTTGGTATCTACAAGCAAAACAAGAAGGGTTCCCTGAACAAACTATTCAATGCAATGGAAACGCTGAAGAAAAATTATGAAGATTGCACTAATCACAGACCAGCATCTTGATGGTCGTAAGGGATCTTTAGCATTTTGGGATTTCTTTCAAAAGTTTTATGACAACGTATTCTTTCCTACGCTAGAGAAAGAAAAAATCTCCACGATTATTGATCTTGGGGATACATTTGATAATCGTAAATCAATTGATTACAATACTTTTAATCGTGTCACAGAAAACTACTTTGAAAAACTTAAGAGTTTTGATGTTCATATGCTTCTTGGCAATCATTGTACTTATTACAAAAATACCAATCGTATCAACTCACCTGAACTCTTACTTAAACAATATCCAAACATCAACGTTTATGCTTCACCAAAGCATATTAAACTAGGAAGCAAAAAGTTTTTGATGTTGCCTTGGATCAACTCAGAGAACCGTGATGATGTATTGAAGCTACTTGAGACAAGTGATGCTGATAATGTTTGTGGTCATCTTGAGATCAACGGATTTGAAATTACTGCTGGGATGAAAATGGATCATGGCATGGATCCAAATCTATTCCATAGATTTAAGCGTGTATGGTCGGGACATTTTCACCACCGATCCAAAAAAGGAAATATTCAATATCTTGGTAACCCGTATCAAATGTTTTGGAATGATTATAAGGATGTCCGTGGGTTTCATATCTATGATACTGAAACTGATAAACTTAAGTTTATTCCAAATCCATATGAAATTTTTACAAAAGTATTTTACAATGATCTTGAAAATGATTACGCTCAGTACAGCACAGACCAATATAAAGATACTTACGTTAAAGTTGTTGTGGAAGAAAAGAGAGATTACACGCAATTTGAAAATCTTATTGACAAACTATATTTCTCTGGCGCACATGACGTTAAAATTGTTGAGACACTAGTTGACACAAGTATTGATGATGATGTAGAATTAAATGTAAAAGATACTCTTACTTTACTAGGAGAGTACATTGATGAAATTGATGTTCAAGTAGATAAAACCGATCTTAAACGTTTAATGCAATCACTCTACATAGAATCATGTGAAGTAGTATAACCACATGTACGTAATCGCACTTAAAGATATGCCCTCTGGTATATTTTCTGTTTACAACGAAGGGGAAGAAAGAATTATTCCTTTATTTGAAGAAGAAGATGATGCCATGCGTTACCTCTTTCAATTAGAAGAATCTGATGAAACACCAGATTTAGAAGTAGTTGAAGTTGAATCTGATTCAATTATCTTTGCGTGCAGAACTCAAGGTCAAAAATATTCTATTATTACATCTGACGATTTTATTATTCCTCCAGACACTTTATTTGAACCATGATTATTTTTAAAAAACTTCGTTGGAAGAACTTCTTGAGCACTGGTAATGTGTTTTCCGAAGTTAATTTGCGAGGAGCTAAAACAAATTTAATTGTCGGAACCAATGGTGCTGGTAAGTCAACCATCTTAGATGCGTTGACTTTTTCTCTCTTTGCTAAACCATTCAGAAAAATCAATAAACCAATGCTAGTCAATAGCATCAACGAAAAAGATTGTGTTGTTGAAATAGAGTTTTTTATTGGTAATAACGAGTACAAAGTTATTCGTGGAATTAAACCAGCAAAGTTTGAGATCTATTGCAATAATCAATTGTGGAATCAAGAAAGTACGGTTGTTGATCAGCAAAAAAACTTTGAACAAAATGTTTTAAAGATGAACTATAAGTCTTTTACTCAAATTGTGGTTCTGGGATCTAGTACTTTTATTCCTTTTATGCGCCTACCTGTTGCCCAGCGGCGTGAAATTATTGAAGACATCTTAGATATTCAAGTGTTCTCTGTAATGAATCAATTGTTGAAAGATAAGTTTAGAGAAAATACTGATGAACTAAAAGATTTAGATTATAAATTTCATTTGATTGAAGAAAAAATTGATCTCCAGAAAAAGTATATGTTGGAACTGGAGAAAAAAACTAAAGAAGAGATTGAACGTAAACAAAATAAAATTGCTGAATTGTTATTGGATGAAAACAATAATCACCAAGAGATTGCACGTCTGACTTCTGAAGTTGAAAAACATTCTAAAGATATGGAGGACCTGTCAAATTCCTCTAGTAAGTTAAAGAAGTTAAACACTTTTCTTTTTAAAATCCAATCAAAACTTTCTTCATGTCAGAAAGAACATCAATTCTTTAGTGACAATCATGTGTGCCCTACTTGTACCCAAGATCTTAGTGATGATTTCCGATTAAATAAAATCTCTGATAGAGAAGGAGAACTTAACCACTTGCAGACTGGTTTAGAAGATTTATTAGATGCTATCTCTAAAGAAGAAGAACGGGAAAATGCATTTACAAGACTGTCACAAATCATACTTGGATTGAATTCTGCAATAACTCAAGCAAACTATCAGATTACTTCTATACGAAAAACAATTAGTGATGTTGAAATTGAGATCAAAGATCTAGAAGAAATTAATCCAGATAAAAAAGTAGAGTTTAATAAACTAGAAGAACTTATTTCTGAAAAAAAAGATATCAAGAATACGTTTACCGAAACAAAAAAAGATCGTGATGTATTACAAGCAGCTACGTTTTTGCTAAAAGATTCTGGAATTAAGACTAGAATTATCAAAACCTATCTCCCTACAATGAACAAACTGATTAATCAGTATCTTCAAAGTATGGATTTTTATGTTAATTTTACTCTTGACGAAAACTTTGAAGAAACAATTAAATCTAGATACAGGGATGTATTCTCATACGAATCTTTTTCCGAAGGAGAAAAAGCTCGTATTGATATTTCTCTGTTGCTTACTTGGCGTTCTATTGCTAAGCTTAAGAATAGCGTGGATACTAATCTTCTAATTCTAGATGAAATCTTTGACGGGTCGCTTGATCAATCTGGAACATCTGATCTTGGTTGGATCTTGCGTAATTTTGATGAAAATACAAATGTATTCATCATCAGTCATAAGGCGAATATGGATGATAAGTTTGATAGAACCCTTACTGTTGAAAAAGAAAAGAACTTCTCTATTATCAATGAGACAATCAACGAAGTGTCACATGGGCTGGTCGGTTGACCGTCCGTTTTTGCTATGCTGACCCCATCAGCAAACAAAACAAATGTCCAGTCAAGAAATCAAAGGTAACCTCGCCCGCCTCCTTGCTACAGAAAACCTCGTTGTAGAGCACCGTAGCGTCCCTACAGCATCGTTTGACGTTGAGCGCCGTGTGCTTACCTTACCGAACTGGGATCGTGCTTCTAGCGTCGTATACGATATGC